GTGGGTCCTGATGTTCCTAACCCCAATAAAGCGATTGTACCTGCTGCTAACAGGTCTATAAGCATAACTTCGCCTGAGGACGGAGGAACATTAACTTACACCTTGTATAAGGTTAACTCTAACGGCACTGTTGATCTGAATGCTTTAAGTGAAGATTTAGAATTTGATGTTAATCCTGATTCTTCTGTAGTTACGGTATCGAATGCTGTCCTTCTTGAGGGTGCATTAGTTGTTGAGACTGGTGAGTTTACCGGACCAAATGATGTTAAGAGCATCAACTTATCTGAATTCCCTTACGTAGAAAAGAGTGCCCAGGTCTACATTACTGGAGAATCTAATACTGAAGGCATCTATAAAGAAGAGGAGAATATATACTTTGCATCAGGGCAGGGTGATAAGGTATTTCAAATAACTACTGATGAAAACTTTAGAGCTTCAGTATTATTTGGAGATGATACAATAGGAGCCTCACCTTCGCTTGGAGACAGGTATGTTGTAACTTATCGAGTTGGTGGAGGCACCCGTGGCAATATCGCTGAGGGCGTAATTAACGCTCAAGGTAGGATAAACTCCACAGACGGGGTTACTACTGAGACTGGAATTACTTGCACAATAGAGAACACCAGTGTCGCTACTGGAGGTAGAAATGCTGAATCGGTCAACCAAGCTAAGAGGTATGCTCCCTTATTCTTTAGAACCCAGAACAGGTTGGTAACTCTTCAAGACTTTAAGGCCCACGCTAATACTTTTGCTTCTAATTATGGTTCTACGGGTAAAGCGACGGCTAGCGTTCGAAGGGCTTTCTCATCTGCTAACATCATCGATCTTTTTGTTTTAGAGAGAGCATCTGATACTCAGCTTAGAAGAGCCACTCAAGAATACAAGAGACAGCTTTTAGAATCTTTAGAATCTAAAAAGATGATTACTGATGAGATCGTTGTGGTTGACGGGTTAATCAGAACTTTAGATTTGGTTGTTACAATTAATATTGATGAGAAGTTTAAGAGGAGTGAATCACAGCTTATTCAATCTGCTAGGACATCCATATTAAACTACATGAATATGGATAATACTGACTTCGCAGAGCCTTTTGTTCCTCAAGACCTTATCAGAGTACTCTTATCTGATGAGACAAATATTAGATACGCTCAGGTAGATAATGTTGAACAACCTATTAAGGTGGGGTTCAACGAGATCGTTCAGCTAAATAATTTAACTATACGAGTAGAATACGTCTAATGTCTGGTAAGACTTACTTACGGAATCAAAACTTCTTTAAGAGAAATTACTTTGAAGCACTGAAGTATATTCTCCCAGGCTACCTCTACGAGGATGATGTATCTGGCACACCTAAAACTGAAGATCCTGTAGATATTATCATCAACACACACATTGATGTCGCTTCTAACTTTTCTAGCGTTCTCAATGTAAGTGCTGTTGAGGGTTCTCCTTTTAGTAGTATTAATACTATTAACGGTATAGCTCCTTATTTTGTTAAGCAGAATGAACTTACCAACGTAACTACAAAGAGCTTTGAAGACAAAGTCCTGTCTTATTTTGATACGAGATTCAAAGACTTTAAATCTCAAGATGCCTTTTCTCAATACGTTGAGACCACACTGTTGTCTGCGATAGATCTTAATAATCCTAATACCACAGTCTTCGCAGATATCGGAGACTCATCGGCTATCCATAATTACTTAATATCTAATCTCTCTTGGCTATACTTTTTAAATACTTCAGGACCCACCTATAATCCGTCTTCGTATGTTAGAGATCTTCTTGTTAGTAGTCTGTACGTGGGCAAGCCAGTTAAACTTAATGACGGCATCAACGGACTCAGTGAATATCTATGGAGAAACGCTTCAGGGGAATACTACCCCTCTGCCATATTCGCTAGCGGAACTCGATCTGACCTAAGTGGAACTCAGCAGTTGGATAAACTGAAAACTTGGAATGATGTTATTTATTCTCCTTTATTTGCTGATAGCTCAGACTTTAGAGTTAGGGATAAGTTTGATACCTACATAGAGAGCAATCTTAAATCTACTTCAAAGATTGAGTATGGACCTTTCGCTAGATTGATTAGGGCTTTATCTTTCTTTGCATTTGATATCAACAACGACACAGAGCAGATCTCAACTCTTTATGATATTGATGATTGCCCGGACGATTACTTACCTCTAATCTCTCAGTTGATAGGTTGGGATCTTTTTGGAGACAACCCTGAGAGATGGCGTTTACAGCTTAGGAATGCAGTTAGTATTTACAAATCAATAGGTACAAAGAAATCTATTCAAAGCACTATCAACACTGTCTTTCCTAAGGATACTTTTCCAATCGAAGGTAGGGTTACTGAGCTTTGGGAGTCCTACGTTCCTTACTTAATATACTACGCTTTAGCTACTGAGTCTTCGTCTCTGAGAAGCTTTGATACTTGGACTGTAGACAAGGCTGCGGACATGGACATTTATCACTACTCTACTTCGAGTATGGATGATAACGTTAGGTTAGCTGTTGATAAGATTCTCTTAGATACAATTGTACAATTCCCAGAAAGATTCCCAATAAATACATGGCTCACTGAATATGAGTCTGTATTTAACTATAGGGGTAGGGACTATTCAATACCTCCGTTTGAGGAATATCCATACTATGTTAACGTTGAAATAAATCAAGACATGGTAGGGTTCATAGCTGATCGATTAGCCTGCTTTGGTGTTAGGGATGAGTTTGCACTACAAGTTAGTTCATACATAACGTCTAAAGCTTTAACAGATGATGATGAGCCTAGACTTGGATCTATGCTGATCTTTACGTCAGGATACAATGCTCCTCCAAATCTGGATAGTTTGATAAGAAATCTAAACGATAATCGATTCGACTATGCTTCCTTGTGGTCTGGTAAGTCGTCGCACTTTAAACTAGTTCTTAATGCTTCGGAGTTTGATTTTACCAAGGAAAACTTAGACAGTATTGAGGGTGGAGATGCTGTTAATTTTGTGTCACAAGCTGTTGCTAAGTCTTCCCCTGCACACGCCATACCTTTAATATCTTTAGAAGTATCTGCTAACCCAGACTATCTAACTCCAAGTGATGATTGCTTACTTCCAATAGTGTACTTCCCCAGGGAAGAGATTGAGGTGGCAGCAGGTAACAATACGTTTGCTTCTGGTATATTCTTAGACACTTATAAGAGGGGTATAAATACGGGTGGCGATGCTATCGGCAGAGCCGCTACACAGTCCTTAGTATCTCCTCAATTACTAGATGTATCCTCTATTGGCTCCGTGTCTAGAAACACATCAAGACGTAGAGACTACTCTAAGATTATGCCCTTCGAAGGTTATTATGATAGAACTGGCTTCAATATGCCAGTACCAAAGCAAAACTATCCAACAGAAAATAGTGACTTCTTACCGTTGGGTTTAAACCCTTCAAGCAATCAGTATGTCCCTGTAGGCTCGCACTTAGATGTGGCTGACGTTTACGCTCAATGCGAGAACTTGTTTTCAGACAATGTGTATAATGGAGTAGCTGTTAGTAGCACGTATCCTGTCCGAGGATGGTAACTAATATAGTAAATGGTTAATCTTGATTTCACAGTTATAGGTGTCAATAACGTCACGACAGATCCTACTATTAGGTTCAGGTGTGTGGCGACTGACGGCACAAAACTCTACATCGGTAGTGATACTTCTTTAGATGAGTCAGCGCATATTTGGCAGTATGAGGCTGATGGGACGTTTTCAAGAATAACAGATAACTTGGAGAATCAGAACTTCAAGTCTATGAACTCCATACTTGTAGATAATGGCACGCTGTATGTTGGGGTGGGTGACGAGTACAATGCTGGGAATAATAGAAAAGGTCAGGTATGGTCTAACAATTCTATAAAGTGGGTTGATACTGGTTTAGGGGATAGTTCTGTAAACCTTAATAATAACTATATTAGAAAAGTTATAAAATACAATGACGAGATCTATGCGGCAGGTAGTAGGTATGAGCTTGTAAAGTTAACCGCAAGCGGTTGGGAAACAGTCATTACGCCCCGTAGCCCTGCTAAATACCCCGGAAGAACTGACATAGTTCTTTCTTACGTCAACACAGCCCACTGGACTGATATGACTACCGACGGAGATTCTCTTTTCGCTTCGGTGTTGGAGAATGAAGCATATCAAGCGAGCACTGTCGCTGGAGCATTCACGCCCTCTGGGTTAATTAAGTATGATGGTAGTGTGATGTCTCAATTTGCTCCTCCATTAAGCTACGGCTCAGGAGGTAACAGGTTTATCAACAAGATACACTACCATGATGGTTACTTATACGCAGCTACACATAACTCCCTTAGTGGAACAGAGGTGTGGCGATCACCAGTTAGTGGAGAAGCATGGACTCAGATTAATGATAACGGCTTTGGTGAGCAACAAAGTTATGTTGTTAATGACATTAAGACGGTTGATGATCATGTAGTTGTATCCGTGATGAATCCAAAAGGGTGTCAGATTTGGGCATACGATGCTGACGTAAATGAATGGACTCAACAAACAATCAATACTGATACTCCCTACAACGCATTCTATTTCCAAGAAATGGGTGATATTAATTATTTAGTAGGTGAGGCGATACAATATCTCACGCAAGAGAGTTCGGAAGAACTTTTAGTTTCTGCCCCTCAAACTTATGCAAGCGGTGTTCCTCACTTGATGGATAATGGAACCTACTCTCTGCCATTATCTGGCGGGGGCTACAGGTTTATAACTAATAACGGACCTTACCCTGTTGTAACGGAAGGCTCATTGGACGATCCTTTCAGTTCTATCATTTCTCCTTTTGTAGATAGGCAGGCTGATCTAGATCGAGGAGCTAGAGGTTGGTGTTCTCCTTTTGATATCTACGACACCGGAGCATCAGCGACGTTAGTAAGCAGCTTTAGATATACTGATATCTTAGGAAAAAAGCCTTCCTACTTTAGTGGTGAACTCAGTAATGACTTGAATGGTTCTAGTTTTTCACAAGCTGTTGAGGATAATGCTGGAAATTTCCTTTCTTCAATAGTATTCTCATCGGTTGCTAATTATGGGGGGCCTTCTGGTTACGAAAACTCGGGCATTCGATTGGCTCACCCTCAAACAGTCCACTATGATTCTGATGAAGATTTACTCCTGATCGGATTGTATGTTGAAGAGGGCAACTGGGGTAGAGCAGGACCGGCATCTTCTAACAGCGTGCCTTCAGAATGTAACGGCCCTAGAAACTTTATTAGAGAACAAAGGCATAAGAGAGCAGCTAGACTTCTTGTGTCGGATGATCAAGGTTTAAGTTTTTCTGACTGCGGATACTTAGTTACGCTTCCTTTCAATAACATACCGAACGATAACTACACGGCTTCAGGGGCCATCATGGGTCCTCCAAATACTGCCATAATTAAACGCGCTGATCCTGATACAGGGGAAAACTATCTTTATGTTTATTTTGATAGGTTTAAAAATAACATAGACTCTACTGCAAACTCTTTATCCGTAGCTAGAGCACCCTACTCGTCGGTCATTAATGCAGCCAGAGATAGAGAAGTGGCAGACTTTAAATGTTATTACAATGGTTCATGGTCTCAGTCATTCTCAGCCGCAGCTAGCGCGGCAGATGTCTACCCTCCTAACTTTAGAGGCTACGGAGGTAATTACATTAATCAACCTCAAATCCTTAAATGTACTAACTCTAACGTATACTCTGTGATGGCAGGAGCGGCAGGCTTAACGTATGACCCTTACCTAGTGGCATTAGATATCGCAACACACAACCTGTCACTATACACCGAGGATGGTATTAAGTTTAGCTATCCTCAAAGAATTCTTAATAGAAATCCTCAATACGCGGACAATGGAACCACACCAGTAAATCCAAAATATTGGTCTCATTATGGTGCAAGCTCGCACATAGGTGAGACTGGAGATAGTTTCAAGTCCATAGATAGTCGTTACACAAACACCTCTGCATACGGGCCAATCGCTGAGGGGGACAGTTTCTGGCAAACGCTGGAAATTAAGATGACTAGTATGAGTTCTACCATTGTTCCAACATTGGCTAGATCTTTCAATATTGCAAGATATGTTGAAGCATTCAATTCTAAGTATGCTATTGATAGGGGTCAACTTCCTGGTATATACGCAACCATGCACCGTATTGAAGAGGGTAAGAAAGGGTTGAAAAGCGAAGTTGAAGTAACTGCTGCTACATCTGCAAACGAAGCTTATTTCAATTCACTGACTGACGCTTTACGAACTGCTGAAAGCTTAGAAGAGCCAGACTTTGATTATATCGCTGATCTCACATCTGAATTAGAAAGAGTTTCTGCATTAATTCAAGGAGAGTATCGGTCCTACACTGCTAGCTCTACAAATGAAAACAGGGAAGGATATACATTCCCAGCAACGATTGATGATTATTACAGGTTTGAGTTTGGTAGAGACCTTCATAGGTTATACCGCATATACCAAGAGAACTTTAAATGGCATAGGTTAAGCTCCGATGTCCAGAAACAAGATGGCGCAAATCTTTTCTCTCACACCTTCGGCCCTCTTCTGTATAACCACGATTTTGAGGAGTTAGGTTCGGTTACTAGTTTAGTGGCTTCGTCATTTGCAAGCCCAGATAGAATCACTGTGGAGAGTGCTCCATTTACCGGCACAGGTTCATATACAGCTTCAGATGCAACCAGCATGTATCTTGGAACTCCTGAAAGAGTTTCTTCTGGTATTGTTGATGCGGTTGAGTTAGTTCTTACCTCAGGTACAGAGGCCGATAGTTCTTTCTCAATCATGAGAATCCCAGAGTCTGAGCGAGCTTCTTACGAAGACTCATTCTTATACGACAATACAGTAATCTTAATGAGGGCTGGCGTAAACGCAGCGACGAGAGTGAGGTTTGACCTGTCCAAATACGCAGCAAAATCGACTCACCCCATAGCTAACAACTTCTTATCGCCTGAACATGAGTTCAGAGTTAGTATAAGCGGTATCATAAGTAGGGATGATGGTACTACCCTAGGTGGTAGAAGCATGGGTATCTGGATTCACACTAAGCCAGAAGACGGTAAGATGTGGAGCTTTAACCCGGCAGGGGATTGGGTTCAGCACGATCAATTAATCAGTCGATCTGATATGATCAATAAGTATGCTCACGTTAAGAGTGTAGCTTCTAGATCCCATGATCCTCAATCTAGTAATTCACAGTATGCATGTTTAGATCAAGCAGTGACAAGAACTTCTCCGGTTATAGGTTTATCTGAGGAAGATGTGGATGACTTTAGCGTATTCTTTAATACTAGGAATAGAGATCTTAGATTGCCTATAGATTATCAAAACGACTACCAGCAATTACACAGATTAAATCAAAACTACGTGATTGAAGTTTTTATGTCTAACGGGGCTCAACCTGATGAGTTTATGCTTCTTGAAAATATTGAAGTTCAAGACTTGACGATGAAGAGGCTTTCTGAAATCTTTGCTGCGGGTACTAAGAGTGATCCTTTATGTGTTTTAGATGATCTCAAGAGAGGTTGTTTAGAATATCGCTTAGAGCTTACTAAGCAAGATCTTTTTGATATATTTAAGCACTTCAATGACATAGCAGGAAAGAACGCTGCGACAGCATATGCAAGCCGAGATAAAGCTAAGACGGAGACTATAATGGAGTCTGAGGGTGGCTCTAGGATTGAATACAGATTCCCTGATGGGCTAATTGAAGTTGCTTATGGGACCGGGGATGCTTACAAAACTTTAGTTAGGATTCCAGTATAATGATTGTTAGAGGTTTCGGAGAAGTTTTAACGGACGTAATGACTGTCAATCCTGCATTGGCAGATATTCCTTCTGCCAGTTCAATCCTTGATGCTTCAAACTTCACTTTCCAAGCCGTCACGTTCGGTAAGGATGCTGAAGGATTCACTCGACACTCTCACTCAATATCCAGCACTCATTATGTAAATGGCGATTCTGCTTCAGGAGCTAGCTCTTACAACTCAGGTTATCTAACCATAATTAATTTAGGATCTAATGCTGCAAATGGAGCGTCTTCATATGTTACATCGGCAACCTATCTGCAATATTCAGCTACCTATAATTCAGTCCCTAATGATCCTTCAGTTGAGGATTTAAGGTTAGAACGAGGTTCAACGTCCTCTACTAACTTGTACACATATCAATACGCTAGTTCATTACCTGATTTAGGACATTACCCTAACGCTGGTATAAACTCTGATCTTAGCTCTATATGGAATGTTGTAGGTGGGTTTGTACCTTCAGCAGGCGCTGAAGATTATGCATTTAGATTCTACGATAAGAATAGCTCATTCATCTATAGTGGCTACGTAAGCAGTTTCTTTAATAATAATCAATTGATGGATGAGAATGGGTATCTCACAGTCAGCCCATCTTCTGTGTCTGATTACGGAGGAACGCCTGAATACTCTAACGGTGCTGTTCTTTTATCTGGAACTTCATATCAAGTTTCTGACGGGTCCTTAAAGTTAGATGCTCGATTGCTTAGGGGTGACGCTGTAACTCTGGCTGCTTTTGGCGGTGTAAAACATATAGGAGTTTACTGTCTGGATCTAAAAGACATGTTAGCATCAGGATTAACACCTCCATATAGTTGGGATGCTCTAAATAATAACAGAAAGTATAAATTAGTTGCCAAAGCTACGCTATTAGATGATATATTATACCATCGAGACTACTTAACTTTCCCAGGGTTAAGTCTTGGGCTTAACGCTAATAATGTAGTAATTTCATTAAGTTTTGATTTCAAATGATTAAACCACTGACAAGTCAATTAGGTATAAAAGGACACTTAACGGTTCACAAGGTCGTTGATGGTCAGGAGGAGCTTGTTTATGATGAAGACAACGTCATTGTATCTGGCTTCGGTTGGGCTTTAGCTCACTTATATGGTAGGGTCGGATCTGATGTAATTACTGATTACCAAGTTGATAGGGTGAAGCTTGGGGTTAGTGGCGGCACGGCTCTCCAGGTGAGCAGCACTACAGACTTATCGGGTGCGCTCTCATCCCAGAATGAATACATTGGGACAGCAGATAGTAACTTGGAAGTTGTTTCGGGTTATCGCTGGGCCAATGATATAGCTACTACAACTGGTGAGTGGTATGCTAAAATACCTTTTAACAAGGTCACCAAAATAGATGACCGCACGGTTAGGTATACTATATTCATTGACGAAGACTCTTGTAATAATTTAACAAGAGATGGGTCAGATGCAAGCCTAAATGAAATTGGATTGTTTATTAAGAATCCAAAAGCTAATGCTACAGAGACTTCAGTTTTAGCAGCATATAGATACTTTAGTAACATTAGGAAAACAGACGACTTTGCTCTAGTGTTTAGATGGACAATATCATTCGGATAATATGTTAAACCCAAGCGACGTATATGTATCAGGTGGATCTAATAACCTTTTAGCCTGCTGGACTGATAAGGTTACTAAGTATGATGCTAGTTCCTTTTACAATTGGGAACAAGATAACTTACCTCTCCACGATTTAGACGAGCGTACTCACCTTCTGTGGGAGAAGTTCGGACACCCAACATCTGCCCTTACGGGTATGTCGTTTATCGTGTCTGCTGATGCTACATCGTCGTGCAATCCTCTTTACTTCACTACGTTAAGTGCTTGCATTGATGCTCTCCCAGAAGTTATCAATTGTCCGATATTAATTGAGGTTGCTAGTTTTGGTAATTTAGGCGGGTTAAACCTTTCTAATAAAGCGTTTGGTCCTAACGGTGCTTTAGAGATTATCAACAGAAACAGTGCCTTCGCATATCCTCGAAGCTTAGACACAACGAGAGATCAGTATAATAAACTTCAATACGATAGTTCTTTTTCCGACTACAATTTAGCCTCTTCAATCAGGATTGCTGGGACGCTTGCTGAAGCCTACTTAAAGAATAACTTAGCAGGACCTAACCCTGCAACTGATCACGTTTTATCGTATGCTTACACAAGGCAAGAGAATGGTAATAAGATACGAGTGGCCTCGGGGACCACAGCCGGGGATTGGGTGCAAGATGTTAGATTCGCAAACCCATACGTCTTTGTTAAGAGAGGAAGTGATCAAGTAAATAATAGATTGTCGGTTGGCCTTAGTAGTACTATTGATCCTTGGGACAAGTCTGCCACTGAAATAAGTGGAACTATTAGTGGATTATCTTTTGAACCTTTTGAAAAGAATAATAGTGATTCTGTTTATGATGTAAGCACCACTAATTTGTTGACGAACCTTGAAGAGAAGTGGGGTAATGGTACAGACGATGAGGATCCTGCATATGGAGCCATGTCGTTTTCTTACTTTAACAGCTTAGATTACATTAAGGTAAATGAATGCAACGGTCCTGTTTACATAAGAAACTT